GAATAATGAGCAAGGAAATCGCAGCGGCGCTTAGCGCGCCATTTGAGGCTAAGGATTTGAAGCAGCGCCCTGGCAGGGCTGGGCTGGTGTTCACCTACGCGGATGCCCGCGCAGTTGCACAGCGGCTTGACGATGTGCTGGGAATCGCTGGCTGGCAGTTTGAGGTGAAGGTGGCTGACCCTGCAAGGTGCGTGGTGCACGGCAGCTTGGCGCTGGTGATTGATGGCAGCACCACAATCCGCCAAGATTACGGGTATCCCAATGGGCCACAGGATGATGAGCCGCTGAAGTCAGCGGTGAGCGATGCCCTGCGCCGCTGCGCGGCACAGGTGGGCGTGGGGCGCAGCCTTTACAGCCCCGATAAGAGCGCGGGGGCTACCAAGCCCCAGCCTACGGTGGCACCACCCCTTAGCGTGGCGCAAAAGCCTGTCTACGGCGATTTTAGCGAGGGGGTCACAGCCCCTTCAAATGATGACCTGCTGGCAGTGAAGGCTGCAATGATTTTTGCAGAGTCAACCACTGATGGCACCTGCACCCACGGGCAGGCTTGGAGCCTGAAGCCAGGTGGCGTGAGCAAAGCTACGGGCAAGCCCTATAACCCATTCTGGGCGGCAAGCCACAAGGCACCTGATGGCTCGTGGTGCAAGGATAAGCCAAGCAACGGGTGGTGGCGGCGGGTTACGCCACCACGCACAAAACAGGGAGGGAATAAATGGCACAAGGCGCGTGGATTAAGTTGAGCGTGGGATGGGATGAGGATGAGCGGATTGCGGTGCTACCACCGCTGGCGCAGCTCACCTATCTGAAGGTGTTGACACGGGCGAAGCGGCAGCGGCCCCAAGGTAGCTTTGGCAGCATTGAGCATTTGCGCACGCTGGTGCCTGCTAACCTGCACAAGCACTTATCAACATTGCTGAAGGTTGGCTTACTTTTTGAGTCAAATAAAAGAATTTGCGTAGACAACTTTTCTAAATATCAAGTAGACCCTAGTGCAACGGAGCGCTCAAACAGGTTCAGAATGGCGCAACGCAACGGTTTTGCAACGCAAATGCAACGCACTGAGATAGAGAAAGAGAAAGAGAGAGAGAAAGAGAAAGACACTCTTACTAAACAGCCAATGCAAATAGGCAAGATTTTGAGAGGCGGTATCTGATGATGCGCAATGAGGGAGCAACCCACATTGACACCACGGGCATAGAGGGGATTATTCCAGCTAACCCAAAGTGGGGTTTCTCAAACATTGACCTTATCGGTGAGCGCAAGGGTAGGTTTCTGGTACAGGAATGGAAGCGCCCTAATGAGCAGTTGAGCACAGGGCAGAGGATTCTTTTAGAGCAGTTGGCGAAGCAGCCAGCCTTCACCGTGCTCGTGGTTACAGGGCACACCGCCGGTACGGCAATGACGGTGCACGCGGTGCACGAGCTCATTGGCGGTAAGGCGCAACTGATTGCCACCACCACTGAGGCATTCAGGGAGTGCATCAGTGTCTGGTACGGCAAGGTTGAGCGGGGCGAAATATGAGCCGCCCCGTTGCGCTAATCGGGCCACAGGGAGCGGGTAAAACCACCTTGGCTGAGTTGCTGGTTGAGCACCGCGGCTACAGGCGGCACGGCATTGCTGATGGCATTAGGCGGGTGCTGCAAATGGCATACCCCGATGGCGTGAGCAAAGGCGAAACCATTGACCTACAACGCTTCAGCGGCAAGGTGACGCTCACAGGGCGTGAGTTGATGCAGGAAATAGGGATGGCATTGCGCGATGTTGACCTGCATATTTGGCTGCGCATATGGTCACAGGGATATAGCGAGCTGTGGAAGGCTGGCATTCCCGTAGTGGCTGACGATGTGCGGCTGCCCAGTGAGGTGCAGATGCTGCGCGTGCTAGAGCCTGGGATTATCGTGGTACGGGTTCACGCTGATGCTGAGGTGCGCAGAGAGCGCAGGGCTGGTGAGTTCACCGGCAATGGTGATATCACTGAAACAGGGTGGGAGGGGGCAGCGTTTGATGCCACCATTGACACCACCGCTTGCACGGTGCAAGAGGCATATGCAGCCCTGGTGGCTGCGATTGATGGAGGGAGTGAGAATGTTTGAGCAGCTGAACACGCTATGCGCAATGGTGGGCTATCAGTTTGATGCCCTGCTTGCGGTTCCAAGCGGCGGCTTTGTCTGCGTGCTGGTGGATAGGCTTGACAGCGAGCTGGAGTTCAAGGGGGAAACCCCACAGGCAGCCGTGCAGGCCGCCATTGACCGGCTTGAGGTAGTGAGTGGAAGTATCACCCATTGAATACCTTTAACGCTCTAGGGGTAACGCTGGCGGTGCTCCAGCTCACAATGGCGCTGCTGGTAATGCTTTCCATTCCAACGGCAAGCAAGCGCGGCAGCGGTTGGCTGGCTGCGATGTACGCGGTGGTGGGGTTTGCTACCGTGGTGTGGATTATGAGAGCGGCACTATGGCAGGCGTAAAGACTTCACGGGGCGGCGCGAGCAAGGCACCCGTGTTTGCGCCTACCCCGTGCGCTGAGTGCGGGCAGACCATTGACACTGGCAAGGATGCCACCCGTGTGCTGCGCATTGGCTACGAGCCAAAGCAGCGCAGGCTGGAGTGGATGCATAAGGCGCACATAAAATGACCCGCATAGAGCGAGCTGCACCATTCCTTGATGAGCGCGTGATTGCGGTGCAAGAGGGCGCTGACGCGTGGTGCTATGAGCCTGGTGTGGGCGGCAGGGCGTGGTGCATTCTCAGCCAGCGCTATGCAGATGCAATAGCACCTGAAGGCTGGTTTTTTCTCTATGAGGGGATTGGAAACCGCAAGACCAATGCAGACTTAGTGAAGCACGGCTTGATGGTATTGGAGCAGAGCCGGTTTACCTTGAGCGATGGCGGCACCGCGCAGCTCGCAAGACTTTTGAGGGATTAGAAAAATGCCCGTGCCATTTATTTTTTACGCACGAAAGCAAAATGTGTTGAGCGTGAAAGTTAGTGAAACGGAGAAACAGCGTTGCACTATATGGTATAATGGTGTTAGCAGTGAGGAAGCAAACCAAAAGGTTTGCACTGCAAAAGGAGTGAGAGTAATGCAAAAGAAAAACTGCATTGGTGTAAAGCGTAGAGCTGGCGATGACGGCAAGTGCAACAAGCCTAGACTTCATAGCTGGAAATACAACGGCAAAAAACTATATTGCACTGATTGCTTTGCTTACAAAATCAATGAGATGAAGCTGCGAGATACCAGGGTTGGGTTTGCAATCTGATGGGCCACTTTAAGGATGAAGCAATTAAGCAAGGCATTGACCCAGCTAAGAGCCGCAAGGGGAAAAACAGCCGCCAGCGCGGGCACGCGTTTGAAAGATTTGTGGCGGAGAAACTTGGCGGTAGGCGTGTGGGGCATTTCGGCGGCAAGGCAGATGCCACTGGTGGTGAGGGTGAATGGCTACAAGTGCAGTGCAAGGTGGGCGGCAGCTTCAGTGAGCGACAATGGGATTGGCTGCAAAGCGTGCCCGTAAAGAGTGACCAACTACGCGGCTTGGTTATTGGTGACAGCCCAGGCATTGGCGGCGGGCGAAGGCGCGCAGTTATCGTGCTGGATTTGGATGACTTTGCGGAATGGTTTGTAAGCAAGCCAGCCGATGAGTAGCGTCAACTTTGCGGCGAGATTTGCACCGCACTTAGGTGATACGCGCAGGTGGCAGGCGTTTGTGTTTATCGCTGACGCGCTTGCAGAGCTGCGCAGACCTATTGGCATTGTTGAAACAGGATGCTTGCGCCAGCCTGATAACTGGGCTGGGGACGGCCAGAGCACCGTGGTGTGGGATTGGCTGCTAAGGCAGCACGGCGGCTACGGGCATTCCTATGACATCAGTGCAGAGAGCGTGGCAGCAGCCCGCTCCAGCGTCAGTACGATGCAGGTGCACCAGCAGGATTCAGTTGAGGCGCTTGCCGGTTTTGCTAGTGCCTCCACCATTGACCTGCTCTATCTGGATTCCTATGACTGGACGGCTGACAGCGATGCGAGCGCCCAGCACCACCGCAAAGAGCTGGAGGCTATCTATGACCGCCTGCGCCCAGGGTGCCTAATCGCGGTTGATGACTGTATGGGCAAGGAAAAGGGCAAGCACGCTTTGGTGACGCCGTGGCTGGCTGAGCGTGGGGTTGAGCCTATTGTTACAGGGTATGTGTATGTGTGGCGTAAGCCCCCTGCAACGGCTTGACACCGTTGCAATAGGGGTGCTAGGATTGCTTCAGCAGCGAGGAAACCGGCAAGTTGCCGGAGCTGCAAGAGGAGTGAAAATGGCAAAGCGCAAAGGCTGGAGTTTTGAAAAGGCTGCAGCGGCAGTCAGCGCCAACGCTGAATACCAAAACGCCAAGATTGCAAAGCTTGGCGCAAAGCAACCGGCACCAAAGGCCATCAAGGTGAACACACCGCCCGTGATTGGCGATGGCTTAAACGATTTGCGCGCAGCGCTCAACTTTAACCGCAAGGCGGCACGCTAATGAAGCTGACCATTGGGCACATTGAGGCGCTGATGTTCAACCCAGCACGCGGTGGCTTTGGCTACCTTGGGTGCAGGGAGTATATGACCGGCAAGCAAAAGGCTTACGGCGACCGCCAGCTGTTGAAGTTTGCCAATGCAAACGGCTGGGATATGTCTGACCTTTTCTACTGGGCTGACAGCAAGGCGGGGCGCTGGTTTGGTGATGCAATCGTTGGCGGTGGCAAGCCCACCGTACAGGCTGACTAATGTTTACCGCAATCCTGTTGGCGCTGAGTCTGGCACTCACGCCAACAGGGGTGCCAATGGGCGGCATTGCATCCTGGTATGACGCAACCTATACCCCACAGCACGGCATTGGCGGGCAAAGCACTTGGTACACGCGCCCGCCATATCGGTTGAAGCATTATGCCGCTGTTGGAAGTTGGCGCTGGGGTGACAAACCGTATAGACTGAAGGTGTGCAGGCAGGATGACCCCAGCCGGTGTGTGGTGGTCACCGTGGTTGACCATTGCGCCAGATGCCGCAAAGATTTGAGGGGGGTATGGACGAAAAAGAGCAGAGCAATAGACTTAAGCCCAGCGGCATTCAGCCAGCTGGCAACTCTGGGAAGCGGCCTAGTACGCGTAAGCATTCGGGTAATCCGACAGCCCTAGCACTCATTGATGACTTTTCGCACGCGGTGCGGATATGGGCAGCGCGGCTGAAGGTAAGCCCAAACAAACTCTTTGGGATGACTGAGCACCATCAGCGCAGCGTGCACTGGATGCGTGAGCGCTACTTTGGCGGCGTGGTGCCAACCCTTGATGAGGTTGAGTGGGTGAAGGCATACGCGCTGGCAATCACACAAAGCCTTGCAGAGCCTACGCAACTGAAGCGGTACCAGCTGGTGGTTGAGCAAATGTGTCGCACTTGCGTTGGCGCGGAGGGGCGTGACCGCTACCCAAAGTGCTGGGATGCTACTTGTCCACTGCGCCCGATTAGCCCGCTTCCATTGGCTGATGGCGCACTTACTAAGGCACCGCTTGACGCTGACCGCGCCTATGAGCGCCCAGGTGAGGCGTAGTGTAGGATTCGGCAACGCCTGTGATTCACTCCACAGGCACCCCGCCCGCTGGTGGTTTCCTCCCACCGGCGGGCGCTATTATTAGGCGGGGCGGCGTAGATGCAGCGGCTCATATAGGCAATGCCTGAGCGTGCTAAACGCGGGGTGCAACTCCCCGCCCGCTCCATCAACAGACTTAAGGGGAGGCATATGGCAAAGCAACCAGTGGCAGATAAGTGGACGGCGCTCACCGCCTACCTTGCTGAGCTGCAGGCTGGCTTGCTGCTCTCGCATTGGCGCGTGAGCGTGGCACAGGATGCCAGCGATGTTGATGCCTGGGCTGATATTAGTGTGACTAGCCAAGCGGCCTTTACCGCTGAGATGCGGATAAGCCACGATTTCTGGCGGCAAGAGCCTGAGCGCCAGCGTGAGGTGCTGATTCACGAGCTGCTACACCTGAATGCGCACCAGGCTGATTCAGTGGTTGATAACCTTGAAAAGCCGCTGGGTGAGATTGCGTGGGCAGTGTTCAGCCCGCAATACGAGGATGCCACTGAGCGCACCGTTGACCATATGGCAAAGGTGCTGGCGCAATTCCTGCCGCTGCCAGAGTTTCCCAAGGCGTGAGGTTTCAGCGCCCCTGCCTTGATTGCGGAATACTCACACAGGGAGGTAACCGCTGCGAGGTACACCGGCGGGTAGCCCAAGCCAAATGGAAACAGGGCAGACCTAACCCGTACCTAAACCCAGCGTGGCGTAAGCTGAGCGCCCAGGTGCGCAGCAAGCGCCCGTGGTGTGAGGGATGCGGTGCCACAGGGGTGAGGCTGACCGTTGACCATATCTATCCACTGAGTAGCGGCGGGGCGCTGATTGTGCCAGAATCAGCGTTACGCGTGCTGTGTCTACAATGTCACGGCAAGGTGACTAAGCACAAATAGAGGGAGGGAAGCAATGTCGCGCATAGCGTGGTACAGCAACTCGTGCGCCGTGCCTAGTGGCTACGGCCAGCAATCGGCACAGGTAGTGCACAGGATGGTTAAGGATGGGCACGAGGTTGCGATTACCGCAAACCACGGTGCAAGCGTAATGATGAATTGCGCGAGCGGGCACATCATCCTGCCTGAAGGGTTGATGCGCTACAGCATTGATGCTGCACCAGAGAATATGAAAGCGTGGGCTGAGGGTAAGCCAGATTCCTTTGGGGTAGTGCTCTTTGATTTGTGGCCTCTCGTGGGCGTGCAGGGATTCAAAGAGCTGAACCTTGCGTGCTGGACACCAATAGACCATAAGCCGGTGCCACCAATGGTGGTGCAGTTTCTGCGCGAGGGAAACCATCACGCCATTGCAATGAGTCAGTTTGGCGAGCAAGAGCTCCTTGACGCTGGCTATCCACGCGCTGAGGTTTCCTATATCCCGCACGCCATTGACCGCAATGTTTTTAAAGACACAGGCAAGGGTGCGCGTGAGGCTATGGGTATTCCAGCCGATGCCTTCCT